ATAGTTTGGCCGATATTAGTACCGTATTTGGTGTATATGCAATGGTTTAAGTAATGAGGTTTATACATTTTGGACCTGTAATTGGTGGTGTAGTAATTAGTCCTGTTTTGTGTAAGGAATTATTAGAACGTGGACGCCAAACTACGGTATCACATACTCAACAGCTTGCAGGACATTTAGATAAAGAAAATTTATTTCCTGATAAAGATAAACATTGGTTTGTAGAAAATTTTAAACAATATTTTATTCCATATTTTAGAAAAATACAAGACCAGCACGATCCATTATTTTATTATGCTATACATCCTTTTAAAAAATGTATGATACAAAATTTATGGATAAATTTTATGAAGGCAGGAGAATATAATCCTCCACATACTCATAGTGGATCATATTCTTTTGTGTTATTTTTACAAGTACCAGAAGAGATAAAAAAAGAAAGTGCAGATTTTAAAGGTATAGGTCCTGGTCCTGGCCATATTAGATTTAAATATGGTGAAGAACAACCAGAAATTATGACTAAGCATTCCATATTACCAGTTGCAAATGAAATGTGGATATTTCCAGCGTCATTATATCATAGTGTTCCACCGTTTAAATCAGATGTGGAGAGGATATCAGTATCAGGTAATATTTTATTAACAGAAGGTGTTGGTGTAAAGAATACACCTACATATGAGGGTGGTGAGCTATCTTTTATAACTGATAAGGCAGAATTTAACATATGAAAAGAGATATATTAGAAAGCATAATAGATGTAGGTAGTGGATTTATATTAGCTATACTAATACAATTACTAATTTTTCCACTATTTGGATTACATCCAACCATATTGGACAGTATAGGAATTGCTTTAATATTTACAGTAGTTTCTATGACTAGGTCTGCTATATGGAGATGGTGGTTTAGGAGGAATGATGTACGAATTAAAAGATTATTTAAAAGCAATTAATGAAACCAAAGAAAATTTATTAGACACAAATGATATTACTTGGGAAAAGAAATACCCACCATATGTAATTAATAGATGTATGTCTATGTTTTATGATACTGTAATGCATAGTAATGAAATGAATGGTTTACACTTCCTACCAAAACGTATGCAATTTCACTATTTCATAAATAGTATAAGAAAGAAAAGGCGATTTGGAGGTAAATGGTTATCGCAAACCAAGTTAAAGGATTTAGCGTTAGTAAAAGAGTATTATGGATATAGTAACTCAAAAGCAAAAGAAGCTCTTAACATACTTTCAAAAAACCAAATTGAGAATATTAAAATAAAACTTATAAAAGGTGGGAGAAAGCTTAAATGAGCGAAGAAATTATTAGTTGGGTACAAAGTGATATGTTAGAGGTGACTATCAAACAACCAGACGATTTCCTTAAAGTACGAGAAACATTAACTAGAATTGGTGTGGCAAGTAGAAAAGATAAAACTTTATACCAATCTTGTCATATACTACATAAACAAGGCAAATACTACATAGTCCATTTCAAAGAATTATTTGCTTTAGATGGTAAAAAATCAACACTATCGGAAAACGATATTCAAAGAAGAAATACAATTACTTTATTATTACAAGACTGGAGCTTAGTAGATGTGGTTAAAAAAGAAATGACCGAAAGTAAAGCTCCGTTGAGTCAGATAAAGGTATTACCATTTAAAGAGAAAAAAGACTGGACTTTATCTGCTAAATATAATATAGGTAAAAAGGTTGACGATAAAAAGAAAACCGAAGAGAAAAAACCTGAAGAAAGTCCAGTAACAGATGGCGAATAAATGCAGATACCAAAGTTCAAAGATTACATAACAGAAGCTAAAATTTCTGGACCGTACAGATTAATCATTATTTCAGATGAACCTGAAGATGATTTAAATTTCCATACAGCAAAAAACTTATTGAAACAAGCATTAAAGCTTGGTCATAAGGCATATATCTATAGAAATACTGGTGGGTATGTATCTACCGAAGAAGATGGTGAGTTATATTTCCATAACCAGGACGATAAAAAAGGTTTTAGAGTATCAGCAAGAGATACGATTGCTATTGTTAGAGGTTCAGTTGTACGTAGAGATAGTTGGTTAGACTTAATATCAAGATTAGAAAAGCACGTAGTGTGTGTAGTCAATAGCAGACAATGTATTAATGTATGTGCTGATAAGTATAGAACTTCATTAAGACTTGCTGACTATGGTATCAAACAACCTGTATCAGTATTAGTTACTGATCCAGAAAATTCAATGGAAGCATTTGAACAATTAGAAGATAAGTTTCCAGTTATTTTAAAAACATTAAGAGGTTCAAAAGGTGTAGGTGTTTTATTCATTGAGTCAGAAAAATCATTAGATTCAATTGTACAATTACTCAATAAACAAGATGAAGATTCTGATATACTATTACAACAATATATTAAAACAGATTGGGATGCTAGAGTTTTAGTATTGCAAGGTAAAGTTTTAGCGACAATGCGAAGAGATGTTGTGCCAGGAGATTTTAGAAGTAACGTATCAAGAGGTGCCGAGGTAAGAGCATTAGAACTAACAGAATTAGAAACAGAAGAAAGTTTAAAAGCTGCTAAGGCAGTAGATGGTCAATGGGTTGCAGTAGATTTTATCCCATCAAAAAATAGAAAGAAAGACCCACCATTTGTTATTGAGGTTAATTCATCTCCAGGGACAGAAGGTATTGAAGAGGCAACAGGAAGAAATTTAAGTAAAGAAATAGTACAACATTTTGAAAATAGAGATACTTGGAAGAAAGTACCTAGTGAGTGTGGATATAAAGAAGTTGTCCATATACATCCATTTGGACGTATAGTAGGTAAATTTGATACAGGTAATTCAGGTACGTCTGTTATACACGCTGATAAATTAAAAACAAGCGGTGGTAAAATCACTTGGTCATTAGAAGGTAAAACACTTACAAATGATATAGTGCGTAAGCAAAAAATTAGTGTAGGTGGTTTAAGAGATTATGAAGAAGAAAGATATGTCATTAAACTTGATGTAGATTTTGCAGGTGGAGAATATAAAGATGTAGAATTTACACTTGATGATAGAGATGAAAAATCAAAAATATTATTTGATAGGGAAACTATGAATAGATTTAATGTTATGGTTAACCCTAATAGAAAATATGTAATAACAACAAAGTATAGTTTAGATGACAAGAAAGGAGAAAAATAAGATAAGATGAGTATAAAAGGAAAAGTGAAATGGTTTAACCCAACAAAAGGTTACGGTTTCATAGCAAGAGAAGACAATGAAAAAGATGTTTTCGTACACTCTTCAGCACTACAAGCAGCAAACTTGGAGTTAAATGAAGGTGACGAATTAACGTTTGAAATTACTGAAACACAAAAAGGTAATTCAGCAGTCAACTTACAAAAAAACTAAAAAAGAAAGAGAGGCGCTACATAATGTCAGATAGCACACCAGAACTTGGTAAATTTACTTCATATAGAACCAAGGAAGAGATAGCAAAAGACATTAAATTTATTTTGGAAGATAAAGTAGCACCTGCTGTAGCCCAACACGGTGGGTTTATAAATTATTTAGATTTTGATATGGAATTAGGTGTGGCAAAATTAGAATTAGCAGGTAGTTGTTCTGGTTGTGCAATGTCTAAGCAAACATTACATCAAAGTGTGGAAGATATGCTAAAGCATTATGTTCCAGAAGTACAAGCAATTGTAGGTGAAGATGATCCTACAGCGGCTGAAGATGGATATACACCCTTTGTACCACGAAATGAACCACCAGACAGCATTGACAATTGATGAGAAATGGTGTATATTATAATTAAGGAGAAATATAATGGCAAGTGATGAAATTTTAGTCTGTAGATTGGTAACAGGAGAAGATGTTATCGGAAAAATTACAGAAGGATCAAAGACAATTACAATCATAAAAGGATTTGTTATCATACCTACGCAACAAGCACCAGGTAAACCAGTCCAATTAATGATGACCCCTTATGCTCCATATTCAGATGGAGACTCAATTGAAATTAGAGCAGATAAGGTTATGTC